TTTTACTAGGTAAGCAGGTATACCGTCAATGTACATTACGAAACGATTTGACTGCTTCGCCTCAAAAGCGGTGTAGAAGATCTCACTTGAATTTAATATTGGCATGTTTTGTAAGTTTTAATTTTGTTTATAAATATTCACATTTTCAAGTTTTACCCAGGGAATTCAGCTCCAGTTTGCAATACTATGAAATCAAGTGAAATACATTCTGCTGTTTTAGCTGGTTGTATGTAAATTTGTCCTACTAATTGGTTTCTGTCGATAACATCTGGGCCGTTATTAGTGTCATCCATTACGATACGGAATGCGTACAAACCTTGTTTTTGTTGGATGTTTTCTAAGTATGGGTTAACACGGGACAAGAACAATGAACGTGTACGTTCTGTGTTTTGTTCGAATACGATGTTGTCTGCTAATTGACCGATATATCCTTTCAACTCGATTAATAAACGTCTAACGTTTACTCTGTCTAGTGCGGATGTACCTTTTTGTAGCGTTTTTTGTCCGTAAATTACTACACCAACTTTTGGCATTGTTGCTAATGGGTTGATGTTGCTTAAATACAATTCGTCTTTTTGTGCTTGAGACAATTTGTACTGAGCGCGAGATACGTTGTTTAAACCACCTCTGTTGATACCAGCTGGTGCGAACCAAGGAGCAGCAATTTTGTCGTTGTTTGCGTATACACCTGGTATTAATGTAGATGCAGGAACCCAAACGTATTTTCCAGTTGCTGGGTCGATCATGTTACACCATGGCCAGTAAGTAGTTGCGTATGAGTTATCGCGTGTCTGTGCTTGAGCGACTGCTTCACCGACTGTTGAATTGTAGTCAGTTAAATCAACGATATATAAATTGTCTCCACGGTTTTGTGTGTTGGTGATAATTGTAGATATTGTTGATGTATGTAAGTCGTTAGTTAAACCTGGTGTAGTTAATATGTTGAATCTATATTCGTCTTTGTTTGACAATAGATTAATCATGTTTGTATAGTTGTCTGCAACTAAACCTTGTGTGTTTGATGAGTTAATTGCATCGTAGAAATTAGCACCTCCTTTAATAGTACCCGTAGCACCACCAAATACACCCAATTGTGCTGCTGGTAATTTTGCTGCGTATCCTGTTTTTGGTTGGCCGTTTGTATCTAAATAGTCAGGTGTTGTTACGTTAACTGCAGCTACACGAATGTATTTTGATGCGTTAGGGTAAGAACCACTGAATTCCATTTGCAATGTTGATGGATTGTAGTTTAATTTAGTATCGCCAATTACACGTGCAATGTAGTTTGGTGATTTCGGATCTAAATTTACACCGTTAAATGATTCAAGTACCACTTTCTTGTTTGTCGTGTCGTTACCTTGACGAACAATTACATTAAATGTACCTGATGCTGTGTTTGGTGATGAAATTTCAAATCGAATATTGTCTGCTGTGCCTAAAGTTAAGCTACCAGATACGCCTAATGTTGCGTTGTTTTGGTCTGCGCCTTCACTTAGTGTTTCAAGTACGAATGCATTAGCACCAGCATAGGATGAACTAGCGTATCCTTCAGTGTTTAGTGTAGCAGAACCTGTTGCAACAATAGAAGATGTAGCTTCAGAATATGAACCAGATGGGCCAATGATAGCGGCACCAACTTGGATAGGCTGACCTGATAGATATGACTTATCTATCTCGTTTAATGTTACTCCTGGAGATATTGTAAAGTTTCCCATTGTTTGATTTTGATTATAAATATATTGTTAATTATGCAAATTCGAATTGATATACTAAATTGTTACCCCAGTTGGTAGGATATTGAATTCCAGTAATATGAACTCAGATGTTTTAGTTGGTTGGATATAAATTTGTCCTACTAATTGGTTGTTGTCTATTACGGTTGGTGTGTTGTTCGTATCGTCCATTACTACATTAAAGTCGTACAGACCTTGTTGTTGTTGTATGGTAGATAAATATGGATTTACTTGTGCCAAGAATTCATTACGCGTACTTGATGTGTTTTGTTCAAATACTAATGATTGTGCAACTTGACCAATGTAGTTATTTAATTCGATTAATAAACGTCTAACGTTTACACGATCCAATGCGGTATTTTTCTTTTGTAGCGTTTTCTGACCATATACAACTACACCATATCCTGGTAGTGTTGCTAATGGGTTTACGTTTGCTTCGTATAGCGCGTCTCTTCCGCTTTGTGTTACTACGCGTTCAACACGAGTTACGTTAGTTACAACACCTCTGTTAGTACCAGCTGGTGCTATCCATGGGTATGAAACTCTGTCACTAGCCATATATACACCTGGTATTAATGTAGATGCAGGTACCCATACGTTTTGTCCAGTTGCTGGATCAATTGTTTGAGCCCAAGGCCAATATGTTGCTACGAATGATGTATCAAAATTAGCGGCTGCGTTAACGGTAGTGGTTATAACGTTGTAGTGGTTAGTGAATGAATTATGTCCAATTAAACCTGGAACGGTAATGAAATTGAATCGGTATGAATCCTTATTTGCTAATAATGCAATTGATTGTGTATATGCTGATGCTGGTAAACCTTGTGTATTTGTATCGCTAATTGCCTCGTAGTATTTGGCTGCGGTTCCAGTTGGTATATTTTTACCTGTTGCACCACCGAATGATCCACTAGCTAAAGTAGGGATGGAACTAGTGTATTGTGGTTTTGCTAAACCGTTGTTGTCTAAATAGTTTGGTGTAGGTGTAAGTACTTGTTTAACACGAACATATTTTGAATTGTTTAAGTAACTACCAGTTAATTCAAGGTAATATTCACCGTTGTCTTCAGATACGTTTTCGGTAGTGTTACCAACGATTTTCTCAATGTAGTTTGGTGAGAATGGATCTAGCGATAGGTTGTTGTATGCCTCAAGTATAGATGGGTTTGATGCGGAATCGTTCCCTTTTCTGATTAGTAGCGAGAATGTACCTGATGCCGTGTTTGGTGATGCGATTTGCCATCTGTAGTTATCGGCAGATCCGCTTATTAGTGAACCACTGATTTCAGCACTAACACTGTTCATGATTTCGCCTTCGGATAATGTTTCTAACACGAATGCGGTTTGAATAGATGCTGTAGCAGGTGTGAATGAGCCACTTACAACGCGAGTAACTAAAAGTGAACTACCTCCGTTGTTGAAGTAATTATACGCTGAAATTGACGTTAAGTATGAATATGTTTGAGATCCACTTACTAATGTATCTCCAAATTTATTTTGATATTCACTATATGTAGTTACTACGGTTGGGATACCTACAGGTCCTTTAACTGTTGGTCCGATGATGGCTGCTCCCGCTTGTATTGGTTGGGATGTTACTGCAGAATTATCGTTTACGTTAATGGCTACCCCTGGTGATACAATAGTTGTTGGCATGTTTGGTTATGGTTTAATTTTAATTATAAATATGTGAATATTTAATTATATGTTAAGTTAATGGGAATATCTCGCCAGTTTCCGGGTTGAGGTTTACTTGACCATATTTTTCGTATAGCGTTTGGTTGAATTCGGCTTCGCGTTTGCTTAACTCGGTTAATTGAATTTTAGCGGATGCGTGTCTTTCGTCTAATTGAATTCGCATTAACTCAATTTCCCCCAGTTCAAGAACCAGGGATCGAGTTTGTTTTTGTATATCTCTAAGTGATTGTAATTCGTCAGTGGATATAACTGAATTGGTTGTAACTGTTTCCATGTGTGATTTTTAGATATAAATATATTGCTGGGTTATGTAAGTAGTGTTTTCTTCCATCCACCTCCAATATATACATAAAGGTAACAAGTACCACTAATGTTTACAGGTACCATTTCACCTTCTACACCCGGGGATGAAGGAGCGGAGGTACGTGGGTCTATGGTTAATGTACCGTCAACATGTAGTTGGGTTTGTGGGTTTGATTTATTAATACCCACATATCCTCTATTACTGCCTGAACCTTGGATATGGATGTCTGGTGTTCCTCCCGGGGATGCATTTTGCCCAGCATAAAGGCGGATATAGCTTGGTTTTCCAAGAGCATATTGACTAATAATATTAAATCCGTATGTATCAGATGATGCATATATGAATGCATCTCCATAATAACCATACCCCTGATATACGGGGCCGCTATTGTACCCTCTAACACCGTATGATAGGGTACCAATGTTTGATGAGACATCAACAGGTGCAGATACATCTATGCGCAATAAGTCCGTTGATGAGCCTGAAAGTACAAGGGCACTTCCTGCAGGGTTATCGATGCCCGTATCTATATGTGTAAAGTAACTGGTTGCGCCGACTACTGTTAATTTACCCAATGGGGTAGATGTATTAATACCAACATTGTTGT